AATTTTTGGTTCAATCGTATTAAAACACCCGTTGGAAAAGTTTGTTTTGTTCCAATCGCCGCTGTTCCAATCGCCGCTGTTCCGATTGCCGCTGTTCCAATCGCCGCTGTTCCAATCGCCGCTGTTGCAAAGTCCGGCGCACCCTTTCCCTGTATTCACGATTTCAAGCAGTTCAGTCCAAGGAATTTCACGAATAATCTGAATTTTATTCGTACACGATTTCACGCCGTCCGTGTCAACGTCACCCAATGCAGCGACTTCCGCAACCTTATTTTTAGGATTGAACGTGTAATACTGGAAGCAGTCAGCCGCCTTTTCGCAAAAGTGGAATCCACGGTTACAAACTTCCGGGATCACGTTTTCTTCATACGTTCCACCTACTTCATACTGAAATCCCCGGCAAGTCCAATCAGGATTGAAAACCTTATATGCCATTCTTTATGCCCTCACTTTCTAAACTGTCAGCCCGGTAAATTTTGCGAACATCACCGGGGAAATGTAGTAACTCCACCGCGTCCCGATTTTCACGCCATACCCCCAAGGGAAAATCCCGTCACGCAAGCCCTGATAAACAAATTCCTTGCTTTTCCCCATCAAGGTAGCAGCGGTTAAGACTGGAAGATTCGGCGTTTCCGCCGTGATCGTTTCCTGAACCGATGCTTTCAGGAAGTAGTTTTTTTCAAGCCCAAGGGCTTCCGCCATGATTTCCTTTTTACCGTCCGGCGGTTTATTCTTGCCGGAAAGATACTGACTGATTGAAGATTTTCCAATCCCTGTTGCATCTGACAGGGCTGTTGCATTCATGTCAGCCGCTTCCATAGTCCTTTTCAATTCATCTTTGAATACCATCTTATTCATCCTTTCTTGCGTTCTGTATCTAATTAAGATACAAGGTCAGTAAAAAAAATTGCAATGAATTTAGAATCAGATAACGTGTATCTGTTGCGGATCACGTTCATTTCGCCCTGATTAAATTCCGCGCCGTTCGTTTCGTTCATCTTTGCCGAAAGACTTTGGGGGGAAATCCCAAGGGCTTCCGCAAGCGTGCTGTTCGTATCATCGTGAAGAACCATTTCACTTCTAAGCAGTTTCTTATTCATCAAAGCACCTTCTTTCTTAATCCGGGAAATCGTTGTTATTGTACTGTTTGCGGATTGTCAAGTGTACCTTCCCGGCGGCATCCGTCTTTACATCCACTTCCTTGAATTTTTGCGGTCTTCCCGTTTTCAGTCCGTGGATATAGCTTTCATATTCGGCATGGCTGTCAAATTGCAGCACCTGTTCAATGAAAGCAACCAACACTTTCTTCACGCTATCACCCCCTTTCACCAATTCATTCTTTGACTGAAATCAATTTGCTTGTCCGAATACTTGACATAAATGTTATCTTTGAATCCGTCAATTTTGACATAATCAAAATCATGTCTTTCGGTAACTAACCAATGGGCTTCACGCATTATCGCACCCAACGCCTTGAAGGGAATAACCCTTTCTATAACTTCACCATCACCGAAACAGTTGACGCAAGATTCATATTTCAAGGCTTTCTTGAAATTTTTATATGCTTCCGTTGTGGTATCAATGCTCATTCCGAAAGTTAAACCGTCAAATTGTTTCGCGTGCAACCGTTTATCCAATATCCCTTACCCCTTTCAATCAACGAATGTATGACGGTTGAAATCATAAATCCCGATTGTGAAATGACCGTCATAAATGACTTTGCTTCTGGTATCATCCAGATTTTCAAGTTCAATGTCTTTCGTGTTCGGATAACCAAGCGCAATCATTGCTTTTCTGATTTCGTCCATCTTTTCCATGTTTCATATCATCCTTTCAAAAAATTTCGTACCACGCTTATACAGGGGATTCACGATTTCACCCCTTACAGGTGACAAGTCTGTTGTGGGATAGATTCAATTTTCAAGGTACATCCGGGGGAAGCGTGGAAGAAGATTATTCTTCTTCCACAAATTCCAGTTCACAATCAGCGCAAATCACATGAACTTCTTTCGTTGCCCTGATTATCAGTCCACAACCGGGACAAACATATTTCCGGCTTGACTGTTTGGAACTCTTACCCTTGATTTTGGGAACGGGCTTTCTGAACAACTCAAACTTCTTTTCGGAATACTGACTGATAAACTGTGCAGCTTCTTCATTCAGCTTCGTTGAACTGTATCCGTATTTCCCGGATGATTCTGCAATCAATCCGTGCTGTTCAGCCGCTTCCTTGAATTTCTTGTTGTGGTATGTCCCACTTCTGGAAGTATCCTGAACCCCAATCTGTAAGTTATAAAGATGAACCATTTCATGAAGCAGCGTTTCCGCAACCTGTTCAAAAGGTCTTGAAAGATATTCCGCACAAATATTGATTTCAAAATATCCTTCATCGTCCTTCTGTTCACCCTCTTTGGCAATTCCCCACGCTTTCCATGAAGTACACCATCCGAAAGCACCTTTGGTTGTGTCCGGGCTTACCGTGATAACGGGTCTTTGCAGATCGCCGTTATAAAAGCGGTTATTCAGGTTGGAAAACAACGCTTCCAATTTCTCAATTACAGGTTTCAATGAAGTGTTCTGCATAACATTTACCCCTTTCTTCCCCCTCACGGTTGCAGCCGTGGGGGGGTAAATCAATCATTGCATCCTTGATTAGTTATTCAAATCTTACATATGCAACCGATTCACAACCAAAGGAAGCAAGTGAACCGTCTTCAAATGTGATTTCGATTCCGAAACGCCCATCATCCAAGGTCTTGTTCAGAAGTCCGATTGTGTGATGATAAACGATTTCTTTGACATCCTGAACCTTGACTTCACCGAAAACAGTTTTTTCATAGTACATTCCAACGATTGCAACAACATCTTTCGGCTGTTCGGTTTCAATGTTGATTCTGGTTGTGCTGCCATCGGGAAAGTTTAATTCCAATGTGGTGTTCAAATCAGAAATCCAAGCGTTCACGCCGTCAGCCGTTGAATAATAAATCGGGTATCCGGCTCTTTTGCTTGCCTGTAAATCTTCCGCGTAATCAGTAGGGAAAAGTTTTGCAGCCAATTCCCACGCTTTTTCTTTGCTGTCAACCTTAATCATGTTCTTCATCCTTTCCTGTGTTCGTTCATCTTTGCTGTATCTTTATCGGATACAAGCGTATTATAAACTGTATCTTTTCAGTTGTCAAGGGGTTTTTGAAAATTTTTTAGATACACAATCAAAAATAATTGAAAAATGCTCTGAAAAATGCTACAATCAAGATACACCGCCAGAAAGGGGCAATGATTATGACAATGGGCGAATACATCAAACAGCTTCGTGAAGAACGGGGTTGGACTATGGAAGAATTGGGAAAGAAAGTCGGCGTGAACCGTGCAGCCGTCCAGAAATGGGAAAAAGGCACGGTTGAAAACATCAAGCGTTCCACCATCAAGGAACTATCAAGGGTTTTCGGGGTTTCCCCGTGTGAACTCATGTGTTGGGATGAAGAACCGAAAATAAAACGGATTCAGGAAGAAATCAAGGTCTGCGGACTGTTTGAAAAATGCTATGGAAAAGAAGCGTTCAAAGTGGTTTCAATGTTCCTTAAACTGGATTCTTCTGACAGGATCGTGATTCACGGGGCGATTGACGCGCTTCTAAAACAGGAAAAGTATTCGGTGAAAAAAGAATCAAGGCACGCATAGGAAATATTATTGTGGTGGACTTCACACCAAGAAAGGATGAATAATATGGGATTGTTTGGAAAAGGGAACGTGCTGAACCTTTCGCACCTTGACGGGTTGCCGGGGTACACGAACGGAACAGCCGTCACAATGGAATTGAACGAAACAAACGCCTGTTTGGTTTTCAAGGCAAGGGCTTTCAAGAAGCCTGAAATCAAACTTCCACTTTCCAAGGTCACACGCGCCGGGAATGTGAACGTTGCAGAAGTGGAACAGCAATCACGGGTTGGACGCGCCATCATTGGCGGAATCCTGTTCGGTAACGCCGGGGCGATTGTCGGGGCAATGACAGCCGGGGAAAAGAAGAAAATCAAAACCCTGTACATCGTCAATTATGAATCAGAAGATGGAACACGGGCTATTGTGCTGCATGACAACGGAAG